TTCAAATCCGTCTACCGCCTTTCAATACCTGACTTGTCAGGAATCAACCGAATGAAAAGCCTGTGAAATCAGGCTTTTTGTGTTTTCTCATTCGGTTAAATTTGGCAAAACATGGTAAAGTTGGTGGGCAAATGGTGGGCGTATTTTTATTGAATTATTCAGGAAGAATTTTTTTAAAAAAATAAAAAAACTTCATCAAATTGCTTGACATTATATATCGTTTGAGCAAATAAAAAAGACCCTAGCTTTCGCTAGGGTTGTTGTGTGTCTATTGATAATAATTTACTAGATCATCTTTATCCCAGCACGATAGCCAGACCGTGCCAAATTGTCCGAATTCAAATTTGCGGAAATAATAGCCGCCATAATAGCCGCTCGCTCCAGTGTCTGCGATGTGCGCTTCGTCAATTTCAAAGCTAAAGTACATGCCAGCCTTAAAATCTTGATCTGCACCATCAGGCACGTTATTTCCGTTTTCGTCTACCCAATTTACTAGAGAAACCGGGATACCGTTTTCCATCCAATCAAAGCCGACTGGACAAAGATAATCACATTTAATTTGCCAGATACCATTAACATACTCAACAGCGTCAGCTTGATAATAAGCCTTGCTTGTGTTACGCGGACTTACCGCTGTGTTTGGTTGTTGCTTTTCTTGTGGCGTACTATTACCAGTATAGCGCCACACCTCAATATAAGTAGGCTTGTTCCAATTATAGTAGTCATTCCATGGATAGGTATTGATAGCCTGACCAATTGCCCCCTGAGTAGAAAAATCACACGAGATAAAATTGACACTATCTAACATAACTCCAACGTGACCTCCAGCGCCGCCTGAACCTGCCATGTCAGCCGACCACGACATCATTACAATGTCATTGCGCTTAGCTTCCCAGTCTTCGTTGCGACTAATACGAACCCAACCTACCTTAGCCAATTGAGCGCCAAGAGTAACGGTTGAAGGCAACCCTTGAATTGCAAAGCCATTGTCTTTTAGCGCTTGGCTAGTAGTTCCAGAACAGTCTCCAGTTCCGTCTGACCCGTTTCGACTTCCTTCCATTGAGTAAGTCATTAGTCCTACACGTACTTCAAACCAATTAGCAACATCTGCCATTTATTTTTCCTCCTTATTTTCTTGATAATTTTTGCTTGAGATACCTAGCACAGTGCCGGCAAATGTAGTTAACAAGGCAATTGTGCCTGTGATTGCTGTTGTATCAAATTTATATAAAGCACCAAGACCTGTAATTAAAGTGATCGCAGCTGGTGCTACTACTGTTACTGCTTTTTTAGCAATGTCATATTGTTTATTTGTGAGATTCATTTATCTTCTCCTTTGTTTTTAAATAATTTTGAGACAAACTCCCTTAATAAAGTTGTGTCAAACTTTAATTTTTCATAATTCTCTAAGATTGATTTCAACTCGAAAAACAGATAACCGGTATAGAGAATCTGCAGTGCCCCTAGTCCTACCCCTTCAGGGAGTAGGACAGATAGAGGAATACAGTAAGCTAGCAAGGCTATACTAGCTATTTTCCGCAAAATACCATTAATCCCCTCCTTACTCCGAAATTGGATATCTGGATTTATCTTAGCCGCTAGAGTTCCGGATAAGAAATCAATCACCATAGCTATCATAATCAATACTAGCGTATAGACAATTAATTTTTCTTGGGTATTAGAGGCGTTTTTGAGAGCTTGTATCCATTCAAATTGTACAATTGGCATACTTCTAATCACCTAATCTATTCTTGGCATAACCGTTGCACAAGCTCCCTTTTGAAGCAACTCTTGCAGTGGCTGCCCCTTGTGCGTCCAGTTATCCAAAAATTTTAGAATAACAGGCGTACCTTGTGGATACTTAGGGTTTGTATCAAATGGATAAGGTGCGCTAACAATATCCCCTAATCCATATCGGACACCTTCGGTAAGTTGTGGCAAAAGTGCTGCGACCTTATTATACAAATCTTGCTGCATGCCACCTTCTATAGAAATTGCAAGTAGAATCAAGACATCTGTCAGTTTAGAAGTACGTTCTACTATATCTTTGTTTTTATTTGTCGTATCCGTTGTTTTATCTAACTTCTGCTGCATTTCTGCGATAGCTCCTGTTGGGTCAAGTTCAGTCGCTACCAGCTTCAAAACTGCATCGATTAAACTTTCATCGTTATCATTCATATGGTCTCCCTCCAGCACACGGTCATAAGCCGTGTAGGGTTCGTCACATCGAATAGCGACAAAGGTTTTGTTTACTTCGCGTAAATATTTATTAGCTACTTTAAATTTCATTTGTGCCCTCCAATTTTGTTTTTGCTTCCTCAAAAAGTTCTTTCAGCGCCTCGTCTGAAGCTAACACGGCGTTAAAATGTTTGAGTTGTTCCTGCAGCTGTTCTTTTTCAGCTTGTTCCTGTATCAATCGCGCCTTAAATTCTGATGCTTCTAGCGCTTTGTCACCGATTTGATTTTTCAAATCAGTAAACATGTAAGTGTATACGTTTTCGTTCATGCGTTTCTCCTTTAAATAGTTAATTTACTTGGGATAGAATAAGAATATCCGTGTTCGGTTGTTTTATTATGGTGTAATAATTCTACATTATCAATAAGCGAATTAATTCGATTGGCAATAGATTGTAAAATTCCATGTAATGACGAATAGTAAGTCCCCGAATTTTCAAGATATAACCATACATCGCCAACTTGCAAAACAGATTCTCGGCGGTCTTGTTGCCGTCTCGGATAAATTTGCAGTTTTCCTGTTGTAGAAACTACCCAACCGTCCGCATTTTCGTATGCTGAGCTGGAAAGACTTACAGTATCACCTACAACATCAATTGAATCAACTCCATTTCCATTCCATGCCCGAATGCCTACAAAACCACCATCATTAGAGCTTTCACTTCCCCAGCGGTTCGAACCAATAACTGTGACCCCAACCTTTGTACCATTTGAGGAACCGGTCGCGAATTTTACAAACTGATTCGGAAAACCACCCGTTACTCGTCTTATAGCCGGATCGTCTGTATAAAATTCCAGTGTACCGGAACTTAAATCAAAGCTGGTATTTCCGTTTAACGATTTTAAAAGGCCGCCTTTGATTTGCGTAGCGCTAAAGTCAATTGTTGACAGTTTATTGATAAACGCTTGCTTAGCTACCAAATTGTTTAACAAGGCATCATCCGCAGTCAACTTGCGAACGAGAGCATAATCTACTTTTAATTCAGCAGCTGTTACTGCGTCTGCTGCCAGAACTTCTGTCGTCACTGCTCCAGCTGCTAGATGGGCAGTTGTGATTGTATTAGCTGCTAAATTTCGTCCAGTGATAGAACCGTCCACAATCAAGTCACCCGTTATGCGCATAAGCTTTGTAATGGCTTCTATGCTTTCAGGATTTTGTACGAAAAGGCTGGCGAGTGTCTTGCCATTAACGACCTTACCTGTGCCAAAACTGATTTGTCCAGGTGTGATATTAATATCTGTCTTTTTCACCATTTCGCCGACAGAGGATTGAAGTTTTTTAAACTCACCATCTACCGTCTGTTTGTACTCTGCTAATTTAGTGTTTGTGTAATTCTTGCTGTCTTCCGGTGCCGGGCTCCAGTCTGATGGTATACTGCCAAGTTCCAATTTAAACTTGATTTCATCCTTATTTAGTGCGCGCTTATCCAGCGAGATAGCAATATACTTTGCGTTCTCAGGTGCTTTTAAAAGTTGTTTTAGATAACCATTGAACCAAAATGTACTATAACCATTCGCTAGAGGTTGTTTCGTTTCATTAAAATACTGGATTCCTACCCAATTCTTTTTCTCGATTGACCTTAATTCCCAAACTTGCAAACAGTAGTTTTTGTTTTTAATTTCAATTAAATTCGAGTAGATGTATGCAGGATCCTGTTTCAAAGCATTCTGATAATAGCCGCCGATATTGAAATTTGAATAAGCTAGTAAATTATTACCACCAATTGCCAACTCTTCAAAGCGTCTTGCAATCCCTCGTACGTCTTCTGTGTACTGGCTTTTTGCGACATAGCTTTCAGACACTTGCTTCCGCAGCGCTTCTGTACTGCGTGCTGTCTCTGTGCGTGTGTACTGCTCCAGTTGCTCTCTTCGCTTCCCATCATCAGCCACGTAACTTTTTACTGCGGTCATGTCCGTTTTGAGACCTTCTGCAGTTTTTTCAAAAATTGCACGGGCTGCAGTGATTTGCTCGTCTGTATCTTCTGGTGCAGGACTCCAGTCAGTCCTAATCGTCCCCTGTTCAACCTTAACTTCCCAGACTTTTTTGCGAGCATCCTTGTGATAAGTATTGACTCGCAAACAATAAATTCCGGTCGGATTGTTCCAGATGAATTTGGTACCGGTCGTTCCTGTATCTGGCCCTGAAACTATTTGTGTTACTGTCCACGACTTGTTCAAAAACCAAAGAACGACATTATCACTTTCTGTTGTTGGCTGGTGGTTATTAGAGAATATACCATCAGTTTTACCACTGATAATGTAACGCTTACCCTTTTCAAGATATATTTCAGATTCATAGAAAGCTTGCCAATTGTCAAAGCTTTCCGGCTTTCTATCGGGTTTAAACTCTCCCTTTGAGTTTTTTAACAGATTCCGCCCACCAACAGAAATTCGGCTAATCTCCTCACGTATCTTGCCGGCTTCAGCCGTGACCAGTGACTTATCAGCCTTATTCTTAGTCGCATTGACAATCTCTTGTCTAATACCAGTCGCTCGCACTTCAAACTCAGCCGTACTCAGTTTTTGATTCAGCTTGTTCTGTGTATCGGTTTCCAGACTCTTGACTGACGCTTGTAACCTGTCAGAGAGCAAGCTCAAAGCACTACTATCAGCTTTAGTCTTAAGCCCTTCATGCAAGCTAGATACGCCTGCTTCGATTGAGTCAGCACGTTGCTTAAAACTAGATTCAACTGCGGTGATTTGGCTATCGGTATCTTCGGGCGCTTCTGAGTAAGCTGTATCAACCGTTCCAAATTCAAATTTAGGCATCCAAATCCAAATAGTGTCAGCTTGATTAAGTCTAAAAAGCCATTCGTTAGTCGCCTGCTCGGCGTTTTTTGTTGCGCTTCTAGGGATTTTTACTACATAATGTTTAATTTCAGTTGTTAAGCTCGCGTTTTGATTATCTGCGTAGCCCACATTTCCCAATCTTGATAAGAGGATTGTTCCGTTTTTAGCAGATTTTGCATAAAAACTAATAACCACATCTCGGTCTGTTGCACTTCCTGCCACAACCTCGCCAAACATTCCTAGAGCTGGATAGGTGATTTTAGGATTATTCCCATCTTTTTCCACTGGATCTTGTCCGACAATCTTCAAGGCGCTATGGCCTAGATACTTATTGGCACTGTCAGTGCTTGCCGCATAGGTGCTAGTCGTCCAAATGCCAGTCTTTTTGATGTCCTGCTTAAAAAGCGAATTTAAAAAAAGATTCCGACCACCAACAGAAACACTGGCAATCTTGCTTAGCAATTCTCGTGACGTTTGCTCAACGTAAGACCGTTCTGCCTTGCCGTTGGTTAAATTCGTCAACTCCGCCATCTTGCGTGTTGTGGTCTGCTCATAGGTTGCCTGAGCGGACTTCACGCCTGCTAACTCTTCTTTAGTTTTAGTTAGTGCTTGTACCTGCTTGTTAATTTCGGCTTCAGCTTCGCTCTGTTTAGTGCGGATGCCGACTAGGTCAGATTTCAACTGCTTGGTGGTAGCTTCTGAATTGCTTTGTAAGCTTGTTAAATTTTGCTTAACCTTACTAATTTCAGCATTAGCATTCGCCAGCCCTTGATTTAAGTCTTGCTTGACTTTCTCGACAACTTCGCTTTTCGTCTGCTGCAATTTCTGTTCAATGGATTGATTGATTTCAGATTTAACTTGTTCAGCTTTAGCTTTCGCTTGCTCGATGCCGGTCTTTATCTCATCTTTCAAATCTTTTTGCTTTTTATCAAACTCTTTTTCAGCCCATTCAAGCTGTTGCTGTACTTCTGCTCGCATGTCAGTTGAAACTTGATTGATTTGGCGTTGAATAAAGCCGCTATAGCTATACTGTGTATCACTACCCGCTTTACTATCCGCACTAATACGAGACGACAAACCACCTTTAAAACTAAAAGATTGGCTTAAAACAGGAACTTTGAAAATTTCGTTTTTATTCGTCTTAATTGTGACCCACTGACCTACTTGTAATTTCAAGTGACCTTGATAGTTCAAACTAAACGGATAATACTTCAGATTTTTCAAATCATAGTACAAATCATCTAGTATGTTTTGATTCATAAAGCTGTTTTCCAACTCTAGAGACCGCCCAGTTCGCAAGCCAACAGTCAAAACTTCTTTATCCGTCTTCTTACAAGTGATACCAGCGATTTGATATTCTGTTTCACTCTTAGTCAATCCGTGCAGAAAATAACTATCAGCTGTAATAGTAATACCAGATTCTGTTAAGCCACGAATTTCAAGCTTACCTTCACGATTGAAGAAAGTAGAAAAGCCAAGCAACTGAACTGCTTGACTTAACACTTCTCTAAATGTGATATCTTTCTTATCTGGCTTTTTAGGAATGTGCTGCTGAATCGCACGCAAGCCTAAATTTTCCGTTTGTAATTCTACACCCGTTTTTTTACAGATTTCACGGATCACATCACGAATCTGTGCAGGATAGCTCAAATCAGAAACATAAGGCTGATTGAACTTAAACATACCGTCCATGAGTTCAAGTTCGGTCTTGCTTCGATTTCTATCAATCTTTATGTCATTGATAAAATACTCGCCCATCTTAATCCACTCATAGTTATCATCTACCAGTAACCCGATTTCTGGGTAAATTTTATCCAATTTTTGGAAAGTAGTGATAATACTAGAAAAGATAATTTTGCCGGAACCCGCGCAGGTACCACCCGGCTTGAATGTGTCACCTGCGATATAGCCGTAACTAAAAGCAGCTTCGTTGATGTCGCTCGACTGATACTTCCCTACACGAATTGCAAGAGTTCGGTCTCTTGCCAGCATTGCTTGCTCAAATGTTGTCATAGATTCCTACCTCTCTACTAGATTAAATTTCAAACCACTCCACGGTTTGAATTTGTTCGTAAACGTGTACGCCGGTGATGTTCTATCCCCAACATAAAAAGTACCTGTCGTCTGACCGTTGATAGGGTCTGGATAGCTAACACTAAAGAAGACTCCAGATACTGCATTGAGGATTTGCGAAATTTCAGCTTGTGACAACTGTCCCCACTCACACTCAAGTTTTCGTTTCGTGGTAATCCGATCGCGTACCATATCGCCATTAGCGTTACGACCCGTTTCGCCATCCACGTCTTGAATCCCTACTTGAAAAGATTTAGGAGCCACAACAGCGACTCCATTTAATAATAGATTACTCATTGCACCTCCTAAATGTTTAACAGGATTTGGCCTGCTCGTTCTTGCTCTTTGTTAATTTCTTGGATAGCCACTCGACCAAATTCATGACCACCAATTTGAATCACGATGTCACCATTACCAGTAAATCTGCCCGATTGTGGAAGAATCCCACCAAGTGCATTAACAACTGCACCACTCACAACACGTCCCATCGTTTGCAAAAAGCCTGTATTTTCAAGCGGAACGACCGCTTCCTTACCAGCTTCACCAATCATGGCGACTGTCGGGCTGTCTATAATACCTCCACGAGCCAAGCGCGGTAGATAAACACCTCCGATATAACCAAGCGAGACTCCCGGCAATTTATTGATAATTCCAATTACGCCATTTATCATGTCAATAAAACCATTAACAATATTTTCAATAGTTCCTAACACAGCATTTACTGCACCACGGAATGCCCCGCCTACCGCATCTCCGACCGCTTGACCAGCGTTTACAAAAATACTTTTAACGGTGTTCCAAACTCCGCTGAAGAACGAGCCGATTGAACTAAAAGCATTTTGAACCGCAGAATAGGCTTGTCTGAAAATGTTCCCGAACCATCCTGCCACGTTACTCAAAGCAGACGTTACATCGGACCATCTTTGGCCAAACCAAGAACCCAATCCAGAGAATATGTTTGTTAGCCCACTCCACGCTTCGCGGAATTTCTGCGTGAACCAATTTCCAACAGATTGCAAAGCATTTTTGATGTCATTGTAACGGTCTGTGAACCATTGACCTATATTTTGGAAAGTATTAACAATTCCGTCATAAGCTTGTTTGAATTTTTGAGAGAACCATGTTCCGGTGTTTTCAAATGCTTCTTTGATTCCGTCCCAAAGTCCTTTAAAGAACTCACCTATAGACTGACAAACTCCTCCGATAAAATCAACAATCCCTTGCCAAACTTCAGAAGCGAATTTACTGATTGTTTCCCAATTTTCATAAAGAAGAACTCCTATCGCAATAAGTGCACCGATAGCTACAACAATTAAAGTGATTGGGCTAGTTAATACTGCCATAGCAGCATTTAACGCCCAAGTTGCAGCTGTCATTGCTGCGGTAGCTGCTGTATCAGCTATTTTCGCTGCTGTAGAAGCACCCCAAATAATAACTTCTTTCCCTTTTTCAGCAATCAGGGCAGCGGTATTTACAACAAAATCTTTAGCATACATTAAGGTCAGTTGAGCAGTCTCGATTTTATCCTTAATTTTTGCAATAGTTGCAGCTTCAATAGCAGCCTTGACATTATCAAAGGCCGTTTTTGCCTTACCGAGAACACCAGCTAATCCTCCGGCTTGCTCTAAGAATGATGCGAATTTAATCGCATTCCACGCCGTGGCAAATGTTCCAACGACTGTAGCAAAAGCTGAAACAACACCTCGATTATTCTTGAACCAATCAGAAACGACTTTCAAAACATCTGCTGTTGCTTTTACTACATCGGCTAACAGTTTAAATGATCCAATAACTACTCCGCCTATTACTTGGGCAACATTAGCTATTTCAACTGCAAAATTCCCCGCAAACCATTCAATAAACGGTTTGAAGTTGTCTTTCCAGAGATGCATTACAACATCAATAATATTGCCTAGCGCTTCGCCTATGCTATCCGTTGCAGGTTTAACATATGCATCATAAACAAATTTAAATTGTTCGCCAAAAGATTTGATAATCGGATTAACATAAGTATCAAAATTATCAATAAAGACAGCTACAATATCAGAAACTCCCGAAGCTATCGAATCAACGAATGGCCGAACGTGCTCACGATAAACACTCGTCAACATATCTCCAAAATCATTCACAGCTCGTTCAATTGTTTCAAATACAGGAGCGATGTTATTAAGCATTGTTTTAAACGCTTTGACTAACTTAGGTGCGTTATCTGTAATAATTGTCTCGAATCCTTTAAATACATCACGAGCTAGATTGCTACCTAATTCAATAACTGTAGCGCCAGCGCTTAAAACTGCAGACACGATTGCGCTACCGATCCGAACCGCGCCGATAGAAGTCATCACGTCGTAGAACGCATTAGCAAGCGATTGAGCGATATTTCCGATAGATTGAGCTATTTCACCAACGTTGGTAAATAATGCTACCAGAGACCGCTTAATTCGTTCTTTCTGACGCTCTAGACCATTTGCGATGGATTCTGCGACAAATACTCCGATAGCGACACCAGTCGTTGCTATCGAACCTACAACTTGACCTAGCGCATAAGCTATTCGTTGCGTCATCAAATTAAAGGCATTCACAACTTGCGGATCAGTTGCTATTTCAGTTAATGTTTTCTTGATTCTATCTAACGCTTTTTGAATCCGTTCTAACCCTTCTGAACGAAAAGCCGCGTTGAATCCGGCATTGAATAAAGTAAATAAGCCCTTTAATTTATCTCCCAATCCGTCAAAAATAGACTTAAAGTTATTGTTCATATCCTCAAGTCCAATTTCAGGAAGAATATCTTTAAAAGCCCCGTTACCTTTATCTTTTCCTTTTTTACCTTTTCCACCTTTCGGAGTTTTAGGACTAGAATCGTCCGAATCATCATTTTTCTTTAAAGAATTGATTTCATCAAATCCAGCAAGACCTAATAATTCTTTAACAGCTTTCTTAGCTGATTTAGCAGTATCATCTAAATTGTCTGATAAGCCACCAGAAGCATCATCTGCGTCTCCTAAAGCGTCTGCAACATCACCCGCGCCACCTGCTAAATCTTTCATGCCTTGATTCGCGCTACCAATAGCGCCATCTTTTACAGTTGCTTTTTTGTTAAACATCAAACCGACAAATTCAGCAAGCTTAGCAGTGACGTTCTTCAAAGCCATAGCCAACGAATTTAAAACAGGCATAATAGCGTTTAGGATTGGCAAGAATGAATTACCAATATTTAAAGCAGCGTCTTTCAACAATGACTTAAATAGATTAACTCGACCGTTTACGGTAGACGCTAAAGTGTCACCGTACTTTTGAGTAGCCTGTTCCAAAATCGCCATTAGCCGGATTTGTTGCTGCGTCAAGAAGTCCAATTGCTCCCAAGATTTTCCATCAGAAAACTTTTTAAAAGCGTTTGTGGATTGAATCATGGAGACACCAACTTGAATCCCTAAATCTTCAATCGCTTCAGTATTTCCCAATAAACCAGACCGAATCCGTTCCATGACATCTGTCATCGTTCGCCCCGTTCCTTCGGCAACTATCGCGGATGTTTGCAGCATTTTACCAGTATAAGCGCTTAATTTATTACTATCCTTGATAAATGTACTAAACAGGTTTGAGTAAACGCCTGCGTATTTAGTCGCTTCTCCAATACTCATGTTCATAGCGTTAGCATTATCATTTATCCATTTCAAGAAAGACTGTGAGCTTTCACCCATTTGACGCTTGATTTGGTTCATTGCTGCCGAAACTTCTAACGCCATTTGCGTTGAATACATGCCTACGTCGAGCAACTTTTTACCTAAAATAGCAAATCCTGCAAATCTAGCAAGCTTGCTAAATGCAGTTTTTAAACTAGATGTTTGTCTCTTGACATTATCAGCCGCTTGCTTTGTTTGCTGCGCCGCTTCTTGCATTTTCTTTTTAAATGGCGCAATTTCAGCATCAATGATAACCTTTAACTCTTCAAGAGTCATGCTCATAGTTTTCCTCCTTTCTCATTCGATTAAATCGTTCTGCAAATGCTCTCATTTGTTCTTTGTGCAATAAAGCTTCTCGTCTCTTGCGTTGTTCTTCTATCTGTTTTTTTTCTTTTTCAAAAAGTTCTGGGGCGTACTCCCAAACATCTAAAAGCTTCGCTTCGTTTGACAATAATAAGCTAACGTGATTCGCAATCATTTGCGATAAACGATAATTTTCAAGTATTTTGTCTTTCTTTTTTTGGAGATAAACACGGTTAAAACTATTGATTAAATCAAGGATTTCAGCCGTTGTATATTCCCAAAAATCAAAAGGGCTGCCTCCGATGTCTAAAAACAAAGGATACAGCCCATCTACATATTTCGTGACAGAAAGAAGTTCAGAAACACCTATTTGACTGTTTTCATCGTCGTTTTGCTTTTCTTCCCTTTTTTCTGTTTTGGCATAAAACCCGAATTTTCAAACAGAGGAATGATAACATCCGTCAAGAGTGAAGTCTGATCTCCACCGTTTTCCACATACTCATCATTCAAATCATAGACATCATCAAGTGACATTCCATGTTCAAACTGTTGCAATGCTCCGTGAATCACTACAAGCATTACTTTCAGTGGTGGCAAAGGAAAATCTTCATCTTTTCGCGGCATAAAGACTTTCAACAGATTCACGCCCAACTTTTCTTCAACAGCCACGGCTTGACGAGTAGTCAAGCGCAGCTTCAATTCTTTTTCTCCAATTTGCCAAATTGTGTATGGTAATGTCATTCAATTAACCTCCGAGTCCGTCAGTAAATTTAAAATCAGACTGTAAAGCAATCTTCAATGTGAATTCAATAACACCATTGACACCGCCGCCACCAAGTTTGATGGACGGCTGACCGCTAAATTCTACAGTCGTACCATCTGGATACGTTTGTTTCCAGTCAAGCGTTTTCTTGTCATCAGCATGCTTACGCAATACACGGTATGACGCAGTAGCAGAATCATTTTTATAAGCGCACTTGTATTCGAGTTCTCCTGGATCACCGATACCGAATTCATATTTTTTCACCTTATCTGCTAAGGTCGTGTTTTCAACCTTTTCAGGGTCAACACCCATTTCAGGTACTTCTTTTAATTCTGGGATAGCTGTAAAGCTTCCTGAACCACTATCTTTAAATTCTAGCTTAATTCCATTTGCTAACATATTTTTATCCTTCCATTCTTTGTCTAAATACTAATTCAGAGTTTAAGTCAACAATTCCTTCAAAACGCATTGTTTTGTGTCTTAAATGACTAGGGTCTGGCACATCTAGCGAGCTAGTGCGCATCAGTCCTAATTTGCTAAAGATTTCGTCAATCTTCAAAGCTAAAGCGCTTGTCGAATCATTGTTGAAAATGTCAACTTTATATCTGATGTTTGATTTTTGTTCTTTATCGCTGTAGATTTCGTACGGCTTGTTTTCTTCTTCTAAAAAAATAACGACTGGGAAATGCTCCCAATCGTCAGGATAAGTATCCGTTACATTCTCTGCGATTTTTTCAAGTTCTTTGTAAATAATAGGCTTAATATTTATCATTTTGCTAGTTCCTCAATTTTCCTTCGTACATAATTAGCGATAACTTTCTGGACTTTCGTCTCGTTGTTCTTTAGCGCTGGATAGAGATACGGTTGTGCAGGCTGACCATACATCTTGTAAAACTCACCTCTTTTAGCAAAGTGGTAAGGTCCTACATCAATTTGACTTTCATGTACATACCAAGGCGTAGAGCGATAAGAGACGCTAACTTCTGGCGAAATACCAGAATGGCTCGCAGCACCTTTCGGACCTGTTCCAAATTCAACATAAATACCATGTTCTACAGCAACAAATACTTCACCAACAGCCATATTTTCTTTTAGATTGGCTCTTGTTTTAATAGCTTGTCGAAGTTCCCCTCGATTTGCTGGAGCTAATATTTTTGCTTCTCCTTGCACAAGTTTCGCACCTTGGTGTACGCCGCCTAGAGCCATTTGTGCAGCTTGTTGGCTGTTTCCTAACCGTTGAAACTTACGAATCAATTCGTTAGCGCCTTCCATTTCTCACACGCTCCAGTTCAAGCACTTTGTGATTTGAGTACTCTTTGATTGAAACAACTTGATGAGTTACTTTATCAGGATCGTCGATGCACAATCCGTCTTTTTCAGCAATTTCTGTCAACTTTTCGATATTAGCATTCAAGATATAGTTCAAACGCTCGCCATAAATTTCAGCCTGCAGGCGTCCGCTGGCTGGCCAAATTTCAGCTTTTATCTCAGTAGCTTCATCACTATAACCCTCTCGCTTGATTCCTTCGTCAGTCTTGATAACTTGGAATTTATGCATCTTATAAGGTTTTAGTCTATTCTTTTTCAAACGCACGACCGCTCACCCTCGCTAATCTATAATTTCGAATGCTCGCCAATAAATGTGAAGAAATTCCATCCACATAAGAGACAGACACGCCACCCTCGCTTCTGGATTGTTCTCCTTCACTTCCTTGACGATTTAGCAACTCTAGTACCAACTCTGGTAGAAGTCGTTCTAAAGCTGGAGTCAACTTTTGTCGATTGGCTTCTGTCAAAATGATATTTTTAGCTCTTAAAAGCAAAGACGAGAGGATTTCATCATTACTCTCGCCAGTCAATTTTTTTAATTCTTCAAGTTCCATAAGACCTCCTAGTCATAAGGAGTCGTCTCGTCTCCTTGTGTTTCGTCAATGATTTCGACAACGTCTGCAATATTGACCGAAAACTCACTTTTGAAATTATGCGACAATTCATTAAAACGCTCGTCCGTCATTTCAAAAATTTCATTTTCGTATCGTCGCACATTCGCTTGCCAGTCATTAAAAGCCTGTTTTACTCTGATTTTCATAGTTCAAACCTCATTTTTTAATTTTCCAGTTGGTTGTGTCTGTGTCTGGAGAAGTTGTTGAGTTGGTGATATCCTTAACTGCAACATAGACTTTATCTTCATACGTTACTGTATCACCTTCTTTGTAATCTGCGCCATTTTTCCATGCTTTTGCACGATTCACGATTTTGCCTTGTGCTTCTGCTTTAGCTACAGGTTTGCTGTCTGCAATCGTGATAATGTATTTTTGAAAATGCTGAAGTACGTATGCGCCAGTGTAGAGTAGCTGTTCAACCAATTCACCGAAACGACCAGGAATATTGTCGTTATACTTAGTATCATCAATTTGTAGTGGCGAAGTAACTACACCAGGTGCGGAAGCTAAAGCATTTACGCCTGGCAAGAATTTTGATGGAACTTTATAAACTGTGAAGTCATCGAGTTCTCCGACATACCCTTTGCTAAGAACTCGTTTATCTGCGTCCCCTTGTGGCAAACGAACAATTTCGGATTTAACTGCTTTGTAAAATGCAGGTGTTACAAATAACAAACGGTCTTTTGTGATTCCTAACTCATCCAATTTTTCGGATACATCAAGAACTGCATTGTATGCATTGTTATCACCCTTTGTTTTACCCATTGCTACGTTATCGCTGACATTACCAAGTGCAGCACCGAAGCGCAGTTCGTCTAGATAAGGAGCAACAACTTCTGCTGCTTGACGAGCAATGACATAGTCGATATTCACTTGACCATTTGAGTCGCGTTCATCTAGTTTGTCAACAAAGCGTCCCCAATATTTTTCTTCGTTAAGGGTATAAACTTTTTCTTCCACTTCAACGTGGTCGAATTCATTATCTTTGTTACGACGATAGTCTTTGAGCGGTGTAGTATTACCATTTGCTACCGTGAACGAACGACCGTTTAATTCAACTGCGTCGTTAGAAAGCACTAATGGTGCTGAATAAGAGTTGACAGCAAGTACATCTTCAATAATACCAAGATGGCGTTTACGAGATTCTGCTGTATTTAAATTTTCAAATGCCATATAATTTTACCTCATTTTCTTTTTTATCTTAAAAAGTCCTTTTTCCATTTAGGGACTTCTTCTTGTTGGTTTTGTTGTGCACTTTTCATCGGTGCACCACCTTTCAGACGTTCTGAAACGCCTTTCTGAACTGCTGCTTCCCAGTTTTTTTGAATAGCATTGATTGATTCAGATACGCTGTCAGCGTCTGTCAGATTCACCACATTTACTAATTCAATTGGTAAGTCACGTTCACTTAGCATCGTTTTAGCTTCTGCAGTCAGTTCTTTGCGAGTAATTTCAGCTTCACGAGTAGCTAGCTCTTGCTCGCGTTGTTTTAGCTGATAATCTTTCTTCTCATCAGCATTCATCTTCGCAAGTTTTTTCGCTTCGCTTTCTTTGGCTTCTTGCTCTGATTCCCAAGCCTTGCGAGCTTTTGCAACTTCGGCAGATACCATTTTTCCCACATCTGCTCGCGTAAAAGTTCGTTCATGCTTGTCTTCTTGCTTTGTATCAACAGTTTCTTGAGTGTCGACAGTCTCAGTTGATTCAGTTGATACAGTAGCGTTAGTTTCTTCTGACATAATTGTCCTCCAGCGATTACGTCGCCACTCGATAATCTCGTTTTACGTCCGGCGACGAAACAGTACAGCTTTTAACGTCTTCAGCAAGGTTTGGACAATATATAAACCGTATCGAATTCGATACGGTTTATAGTAATTTACAGCTGTTTATAGTAGTCTTTCCTACTAGTCGAAATATCAGATTGCCTCCTAAATAGTATCTAAAATATTCAGATACTCTACTTCTTCGTATGTTTCAGCAAAGATATCCGGCTTGCATGGATAAAATTCACCTTGCACGCCTTTGATAATGTAATCGCCGACCGATGCTTCCATAATCCCTTCTAATGTTCTGATGAACATTTTACGAGTTTCTATTTCATAGTTAATTTGTGACTCACCCATAAAATCAGCAAGGTCTTTGACGTTGTTCCCTGTCCATTTTACCGCTTCAATCACCACAGGTTTCTTTCTGTATTTCATTTTCTTTCTCCTTTTTGCGTATAAAAAAAGCACTTAGATTACTCTAGGTGCTTATGCGATAAATAATTTTCATACTCTTTTCGAGCATATTCTGGCATTCTTTCCTTAGCTTTTTCAATGAATTCATTGACTGACGGATTATCCGTACTGTTTAAGTTATACCAATTATTTTTAAAACGATGAATCCAACGTTTAGAACGCTCATTTTTAAAAACAGGTGGATAGTCTTTGACGAAATCTTCTAAAATTTTAGAATTATATTTTGTTAAAAAGCCAATCGAAAAAAATATAGCTTCTCCTAAAAATGCTATCTGCTCTGCATTAGCTTGTTTTAAAGGTTCAAAAAAAATATATTCTAAATACTTTTCTTTCATTCTACAACCTCCACTTCATATATTTTTCGTTTTCTGTCAAATGCCAATTCTTGTATATCTTCTGACAATACCTTAAATTTTGTATTTGGTTTTATCAAAAATTCTTTTTCTTCGGCATGGCTGCTCAGTTCACCGATATATGCACCTGTTGATTGACCTTTTTTAACAGTAATGTTTAATTGGATTTCTATATCACCGCCACCGAAATCTTCTAATATAGATTTATCGAGACTTGTACTCATAAAACCTTTATCAATGACAAGAGTTTTTCCGATAGAATCCTTCAAAAAGTCTTCGTTAGGTTGTGTGAATAAGCGATAAGTCTTAAATGATTTTTCGGTTTTATAATTAGATATAGCTTTGGTAATCTGATTAGCTTTAACCTCAATATCATTATACCATTTTTTGATCTCTGCGCTAAGTTTTTGTGGTTCCCCGCCCGTTATCCCTTTTAGAAGATTATCCTTTCCTTCTCTCAAGATACGGTTATAATCATCATATACCGCCGTCGTGTATTCATGTATAGCTTCTGCCTTATTTGAAGGCAATCTACTTAACCAATTTTTGTATGATTTTTGCTGGTTAAAGAATTTATCAACATCATCTCCAAACAAATCGTCATGAATTTCCCCAAAGTCTTTTTGTTGGGAATCTATCTGCGTATGATTTTTGATATACCTATCATGCCATTCATCGTAGCTCATGTCGGCAGGAACTAACTGAGTCTTTCCTGTTTCAGGATCACGCGCGCGACGCTCTAAATGACTTAGTTCTACATCATCAAAATGCGCGACAGTTGTCGACCTACACCAAGGATGCAACGGCGGATAATTGACGCCCGTTTTACGTTCTGAAACCTTGTAGATTTTATTATCATGTTCACGGCAAATTTCAGATGTGCGCTTATCTAAAACTGCTATAAATCTGTATTGCTCTATATCGGCTTCTTCATAGCTTAGAGCTTCCATTTCATTATGGAAAAAAGCTGATTCTGTTCGAACCAACCTGCGCGCATTATTCCGACCAGCATTAAACCGCTCTGAAATGAGATTGATCACATCACGATTGCTGCGCCCGGTCATGAGACTAACTAGAAATTCGTTTTTAAGCTGCTTAGCAAGTTCTCCTGTGTTATCCCATATGCGACCTGAATAATTATCCCCCGACCATTTTAAAGCTTGTAGACGACGAATTTCGGATTCTGGTAGCGCGCTAAAAGAATAAGCTAATCCTGTTTTTTGTTGTAAATCAAATGTCACTCGATTATAGCTGTCTTTCATGAAATCTGTATAAAATCTATCAGACTGCCCTTTTTCAGCACGATACACAGCCGAGCGTAATTTATCTACTTGCTTATTTAGATTCTCAAATTGTCGAATCCGAAAAGCGTAAGCTGCACTATCCATATCAGCAAGCAACTGATTGATGTTCGGGTCGTCAGGACGCGCTTCAAGGACTTTACGCATTTCAGACAAATTTTGCTTGCTCTTCATGCCTTTAATAACCTTGCGAGCTTCGACCTCAGATAATCCGTAATCGCGCTGAAACTTATCAAAAACCTTATTCGCTTGTCTGTTTAAATACTGTTGCGCTTCGTTGTATATCTTGTCAATATCATCAGCCTTAGATTCTGCTTTATCCATTTGTCGGTAGATTAAGTCAGCTTTGCGACGCTCCCAATATTTCGAATCATTCTTCACCATTTAGCTCATCTTCTTTCTCGGGATGAGTATTTTCTTGCTGGAACTGTGGAAATTGTTCCATATTTTCCTCTTTCTGTTCTTTCAAAGCTTCTAATTCTGCATCTGGATCTTCGACGAATGGCAATAAAGAAATAAGTTGACGAAGGCTGACCTTACCATCAAGATTACTGATGATTTGAGAAATCTCTAGCAAATTCTTTGGCAAACCGCGACTAAACTGTGGCACGATGGACTTTGCGTCGATAGAAATCTGCGCCATGCCTAAATAATCCGCAAAAATCTTTATTCGCTGTCGAAGCCCTCGTTTATAGTTCGCTTCTTTGGTTTTTGTAATCATCTCTAAGCCTAACAACTTGTATTCCATCGCAACACCTGAGCTATTACCTGCGAAGTTTTCGTCCGTCAGATTCGGCACATGGCTAAATGTATAGATATCCTCTTTAAGAGCCTTCCGCAAGACCTCCACGCCATTCTCGTCAAGCGTGTTACTGAGAAATTCACCTTTTGCGTCTGCAGGCATTTCAAGCAACCCTTCCTCACGTAGAATCTTCATAGCTTCCCTAGCTTCTTCTTCAGTATCTGCTAGCTGTGCGCCATAAAGTACCAGTATAGATTCGATAGTCTGTTCTTTGTCATTGACTCGATTCCCCATAAGAGAATTATAAGCATCAATCAAACTAATTTGCTGTTCATAATCACCAATTCTGAACTTATTGTTCTGATATTCAATAACCGGAATAGTTCCCATGTTATGCGGCTCTCGACTGTCGTTTTGAGTTGTTCCTGTGCTATTGCTTTGTAAAGTAAGCTTATAGTGCAATTTTTCAGTCAATACTTCAGCGTGATAAGAGTCTGTATTATTCGCATCATCTTTAACATGATAATAATACACTGCAAAAAGGGGGCGTTTTTCAATGCTATCATCATAAACCAAAAATGTATTTTCGGGTTCTAGTGTTGTTGAATCAAGCTCTGCTTTGTCTTCTTTCGCGTAAATGTACTCATACGACCGTCCATAGATAGCCATGTTCAGAGCATTCTCACTGTCTACTTGGTCAATCTCTGCACCGTCAAATGCTTCTAGCAACTGTTCAAGGTCTCCATCACTAGTATTCGTGTACTTGATAGGATTCCCCATAAAATACCCTGTAGCAGTATCTGCAATATCCTTTGCATGGTTCGCTACGGTTTTAAAATTCGGTTGACCCTCTCGGCGTTCATGCTTTAAAATAGCGTGTTTCCCAAGATAATAATCTTTCAAAGTTTTCAATCGCTTTGATTCTGTCGAATGTTTCAAAATCAATTTATAAATCAAATCCTTTTTAAGCTGCATTTCATCATATCCAGCGCGAGGATATGTCAATATTTGATACATGTAATTCCTTTCTAAAGTCCATAACGTGATTTGCGTTTAACTTTGGCTTTCGCATTTTTCATGTCGTCCTCAAACGCATAGCGTGTGCTATCAATTGTATGGTTGTCTTTATCTTCTAAACGGTTGCGAGGATTGCCGTCCTTATCCGTTTCGTAGTCAATATTTTCAAATTCTCTGGCGATGTTTGGCGTGCGTTTTGGATCAATAACAATTGCGTCTAAATCATCCAACCACTTTTCTCCAAACTCAACACTATCAGGCCCTTTCTTAACCTGTATAACGCGAGATATACCGTATTCGTAGCGTAACTCATCGTTTGACTTCGGCTCTACTTCGGCATGAATCACATCGTACTGATAGCCTTTTTGTTTTAACTTTTCAGCTAACATACGATTGCTAATCTTCACGCCATAAATCTCATCAACGGCATAGATAGTCCGACGTTTTTTGTCGTAGTGCCAACGAACGAAAGCGAGCGGATCATTAGCATAACCATAGTCGATGCCGTTTCGAATGTTATCAAAACTCTTGTATTCATCATCTGTAATCGTTCGAAAAACTAAGTTGTCAAACGGTACAACTCCCGAACCAACAGCTTTACCTAAATACTCCCAATCATAACGAATTTGAGAACGTTCACGAGTTGCTTCAGCTTCTGCAATAAATTCTTTGGAAATAAAAGGATTATCAAAATAGGTTGAATGATGTACATAGGTGTTCTCCGGCTGGATAACACTCTCATATTTCTTGTTAACCCATGACTGCTTACGTTTGGGTGGATTGTATGAAAAAAAGAACTTGTAAAAAAGTCCTTTTGGTAATTCTCCACGTAAAAGCGAGTTCGTAATGACTTTAACTTCATCTTCGCTCTTAAATTCAGCCAATTCTTCAATCCAAGCAAACGCAAACGGAAAACGACTATCTTTCAAGGATTTGATCCGTTCCGGTTCTTGCGCCCCACGAAAAATAATATAATTCCCGCGAGGAATATAAGTAATTCTCAAGGGTGACTGTTTGAAACGAAAAAGATGAGATACCCCTTGTTCGTAAACAGCCCATTTTAACTGTTCGTAAACAGACTGCTCTAACGTATTATCTACTTTACGAATGCAAACAGCATTGCTTGCATATCTCATCACAAGTTGAATAAGAATATGTGCTATATCTGACGATTTACCAGAACCGCGACCGCCCTTACAGATAATGTTTAAATATCTTCGACAAAGTGAAGCACTCCATACATCGTGAAATTTTTGTGGAATGAGTTCAGATAATTTCTTAGCCGTCATCAAAACCACCTATATCATCAACAAATGTCACTGATGTATTTACTTCAGCTTCTACTTTGTCTGTCCAAAGTCTATAGCGCTTGCCTAGTAACTCTGCCGCCTTCGTCCTAGATTGCACACTCGGCACCGCATCGACGACTCTCTGTGTACCCTCGCCATCTAAAACAAGCAAAGGTTCTGTTTTCTCTCCACGCATTACAGCAGTCAGATATTCCATAACTTCTTGCTGATCAGCTACACGTTCAGATTTGAGTTGTTCAAGTCGTTCGTCTATATAAGCTTTAACGTTAGCATTTGTTAGTAGCTTACTTCCATTCGCTCTCGCAGCCCCATCCTTCTTAACATTCGGATACGCTGTCTTATAGGCTCTTGTAGCATTTAAGTCGATGATGTACTCATCGGCAAAAATCTTTTGTTTTTCGGTCATCCCATTTTCCATCACCACCAATCTTTTTTACAAAAACAAAAAGACGCATAATTGCGTCTTTCAAATCATAAAGAGTCATCGTTTCGTTCTAAACCGATGATACTATAATATCACGTAAAAGGTGACACAGGAAGCGTTTTTTGTGTCACTTTACAATAATTGGGCAAATTTTTCTAAAATTACACGTCTTTTTCGATAAATCGTCTTGCGACTCATGTGTAACTTAGCTCCAATTTCTTCCCAGGTGTAGTAAAAAATGCTAGTCGTATTCATCCAACGCAAGTCAAAAATTTCTTTTTGCTCTTCGTCCAAATCTTTCAAAAAATACTCAACTGTTTCTTTGAATAATTCCAAATTCTTTAGCTTCACATCTTTACTAAATTTTACAATCGTTTCTTCCGTCGGTCTTGATACAGCATTAGCCTTACTACCACCAAAGTTCACATCAGAGTTGTACGGAAATTGTAACTCTTCTCTTCTCATAGCTATCTCACGATTGATTGTAGCATACCGAAGTAATTTATTATCTAAAGCGTTGAGCTCTGTTTCTGTAATTTTCGTACAAATCACCCCCCCCTAAATAATTCTACCCGTAAATACTAACGTGATTGTACCTGTACCATCTTTGTTATCTGATAATAACGCATGGCAATCAGAACCGTATTCAACACCATCAATCGTAACACTTCGTTTCGATTTGTTTACGTTGATAATAGCATCGCTAAATGTCTTAATCCTCATAGCGCACCCTCTAATTCTCTTATTCTGTCGTTACAATAACGAATACGAACCTTTAACCAGCGGTCTTCTAATGACGTCATGTGTACTTCATGAGAAAATGTATTTCTACGTTTCTTAGAATCTAACTGATTTTGATATCTGTCACGCGCTTCTATCCATAATTGGCGGGCGCTTTGTTTCGTGTAAGGTATTTTAGTCATTTCTCTGAGTCTCCTATATAAGCTTTTACTGCTTCTAACAACATTTCCTGCTTCTCTTCCTTACCTTGTAAAACTCGCAGAACTTTTTCATCTATCGTATTCTGTGCTACTAGATGATGTACAATAACAGGCTCTGTCTGTCCTTGCCTGTCTAATCTAGCGTTGGCTTGCTGATAATATTCCAGACTCCACGTCAAACCAAACCAGACTATGATGTGGCCGCCCTTCTGCAGATTAAGCCCGTGGCCGGCTGACTGCGGATGACAAAGTAAGATAGGAATCTCGCCTCTGTTCCAACGCTCTAAATCTGCCAGCTCTTCTGCCTGTGGAAATCTAGCTTTGATCCGTTCTAGGTCATGCTGGTATTGATAAAAGACTAAAATCGGCTGTCCTTGACTATCCTCTACAATGTTCTCTAAGGCGTCTAGCTTATCGTCGTGAATAGAGACAGTCCGTTTCTCGTCGTCATAAATAGCACCATTGGCCAATTGAAGCAATTTATTAACCAATACTGCCGCATTAGCGGCTGTTACTTCTTGACCTTTGAAATCTAGTACCAAATCCTGCTCCATCTGTTTATAGACAGCTACATTTGATAGCTGGACAGGAACCACATTATCGGTTCTTGGCGGCAGTTTCAAATAGTCTTTCGCCTTCATGCTAATACAGATGTCTTCAATCTGCCCATAAATCGCTTCTTCCGATCCTTGCTGAAGACCCCAACTATAGACGATATGCCCATTTTGCTTGTCTGGGTAGAAGTACTTATTCTTGTAGCGAGTCTGGCTCGTCTCCAGCCGCTCACCTCGATCCAGTAGATACATCTGTGGCCACAGGTCAATCAAACTATTTGGCGCGGGTGTCCCGGTCAAGCCTACAACCCGTTCTGTTTTTGGGCGAACTTTGCGAAGTGCTCGAAAACGTTTAGCCTTGCTAGACTTAAAACTAGATAACTCATCAATCACTACGAAGTCAAACGGCCACTTTGTTTTATAGTATTCTACTAGCCAGACAATATTTTCACGATTGATGAGATAAACATCTGCCTCTTTTGCTAAGGCTCGCTCACGCTTTTTTGTTGATCCCAGTACTTTGGAATAAGTCAAATTAAAGCCCCACTTTTCAATCTCAGCACTCCAAGTTTCTTCCGCCACCTTTTTAGGGGCAATGATTAAAATCTTGTATTCTAATCCAAAAATATTCTTTAGCTCGTCAATAGCTGTCAAGGTCGTCAAAGTTTTTCCCAGACCCATATCTAACAGCAACCCGCAGTAAGGATGTGCTAGTATCCAATCTTTAGCATATTCCTGATAGGCATGTAGAGTCATGTACTGACCCCCATTTCTGTCAAGGCCCGTTCTACTGATTCGTAGGAATCTACCACCCAGACTCTCTGCCCTGCTCTACTTATCTTACCATGCATCGCAATTTGACTCGGTCGCGGAAGTTTCCCCGGGGCTTTCACCTCCACAAAGAAATTTCCGGTCGGCAGAATAACAATTCTATCCGGCACTCCGACTGTTCCGGGGCTGGTAAATTTTAGGCACAACCCGTCGCATTTCTGGACCTTTGCTTTCAAATAATTTTCAACGTCTTTTTCTGTCTTCATCTCTGCTCCTTTGGTCAGTATTGGTCAGGGTTACCGTTTTTTTCAACTTATTCTTTTTTTATATATAAAGGGTGTCTATATATGCTTTATATATATATATTCTTTTTTTATTTATTTTTAAGTTAATAGAAGAAAAACGGTAACTCGGTAACCCGTAGCACTTAAACCCTTGATGTAAAAGGATTTTAGTGGTTCACCATTATATTATAGGGTTACCGTTTTTTGGTAACTTTTCGATATTTGGTATAGACTAGTTACCAAGTTACCGATTTTTTGAACTTTTTAAAAATTTTCTCAGTTGGAAAAAACGGTAACTTGGTAACCCCAAACTTGCTTTTTCCAAAAATGGTAACCGCTAAAATTCATCTTTTAGTCGAAATCCGATCCATTTTTTGACCGATTTTCCTTTTTCTTTTGTGTTTTTATTTTCATAATTTAGCTCTTTTAGTCTCTGATTAAATGAGTTTCTAGCTAAAGGTTTATAGCCTGAATCGATACAGTATTGTCTGTATGTTGGATAAACTTCCGCTACTGGTGTTTTCAGGTCTGCTCCAATTTCGCACTCATCTTCTAAGAATAGTGCTACTACATCATTTCCACGCTCCCAACTCTCGACACTCTCGCGCATGCGCTTACTTATGCTAAATTCTTTGTCCGCTAGCACCTTTCGAAGCCCTGCCATCGCCCTGTTGAAGATTCCCGGGAATTCGCTTCTAATCTTATCTAGTGGGTACTTCTCCTTGATTTCAGGTGTTAATACCTTGTTCATCTCCAAAATCATCATCCGCCGTTTCAAGCCTCCACTGAAGTCTCTCATGGGTGGTAGTTCGTTCATGGCAAAGGTCAGCTTAGCGTAGTTATAAAAAGTGATAGGCTCCTTATTCTTTCGATCTGCGTGTATGGAATCTTCTCCGGTTAACATCTTCAAGGTTGCCCCATCCGCTAAATATTGAGGTTTGGCATCTGTGTCAAAGTTCGCCACTTTACGATAAAGTCCAATCTTCGCAAAACGCTCCGTCATCAGGTACTGTAGCGTGACAGCCGAGTAATTATCCGTGCCTACCATCTCACGTAAGATATTGATAATCGTAGATTTTCCAGTTCCGCCGCGACCAAAGACAAATAGCATTTTCTGAATCACATACTCTCTATAGAAGTTATAACCAAACCACTCGAAGACAAAATCTATATTTTCAGTTCCTATGGTCTCTTCTAAGAATCCCTCAAAGTGCGGGCACCCCGCTCCAGCATCATAGCTCACAGGGTGACTAGACCGTGCGTGCAGGTCCGGGTCAAACTTCGATGAAAAAGTATCATTTTTTAAATCATACACGCCGTTAGCCAGTACAATCTTACTGATATTACTTTCCTCGAAAATCTCTTTTGAAAAGGCCTGCGCTTTAATTGCAACGATCGTTTCATTGATATGCCGAATCCGGGTAATTTTTCCTAGCTTCTTGGTGGAAATGTAGCTTCGCAGGTATTCTTCCGCATTAGGAATCCAGATGCCTTTTTCAGCTTCATACCTTAAAAACTCTAGCCCGTCGTACCAGATAGGGATTTCTTTTAAAATCTGCTGGGCTAAGAGAAAGCTATTCACTTCTGCGTTTCCTGTGGCGTCCACCTCTAACCAGCCTCTGTCATCTTCAATCGGGAGTTCCTCATCAAAATCTCCTACAGCTTGTTCCAGCATTTCACTGCGCACTGCGGGCAGCTCACTGACGAACTCATTCATGGCCTTGCTAGAGGGTAGCCTGTTAGTCGGTGTTCCATCTTTCGCATCCTCGTCCAGGTCGCCAAACTTATGGATACGTACTAGATCATACGCATTGACTAGGGTGTCTCCCACGGGGTCTGTCCCGTGGTGGCTATAAGCAAAGACGTCATCATAGATAACAAGGCCGTTTGCCGTTGAGCCGTCAACGTAAGTGTAGCGGTCGGGTGTTGACCCTTCCGCGTAGACTTCTGGGAGAAACTCAGTGATAGCCTGGTGAATGTCATAGTTGCGACAGAACGCCCCGATCAGACCTTTCTTCTCTAAGGGGTCACCTTGTTTCTTAGCTTCTCGCTGGTGCTTAATCGCATGCGTTGGGCTTTCCGGCCAAAAGCTAGAATCGTGCCAGTCAGGATAGGTTTCTAGCACGGTGTCAACGTCTAGGAAAGCCTCATCATTGAATTTAAAAACATACTCTGCGTTTCTTGAATGACTGGGCCAGTACATCATCCGGACATTCTGGTATGTGGTATCATCAAAATTATCCATACCCAGTTGATTTGCGATAAACCGGATAATCGGCTCGTATTCGTCAGCCAACATAAGTCTATTGGTTGGAATGACTAACCGATAGCGTGGTGACTTAGCGGAGTGACTATGTGTGCTATAAAGTACATAACAGTAGTCCGCTAAGAGGTCTAGCTTATCCAGAAAGTCAGCTTTTGGACTATCCACATCAAGTGTCAAGAGAGAACGGCTCTGCACGTTCTCGTTTTTGCGCTTTCCTTTTTTCAGCCAGCCACCAACGAAGCCCCCAACATCCTTAATCCGGCCTTTTTCAGCTTTGGACATTTTCTGATATTCCTCAAAGGTCTCTTGCGTGACCGTCGGGTTTTTCAAGCGTTCGACAAACTCTTGCCATCTTAACGTAATATTCTTCCAGACCTTGGTCGTTCTCGAAGCCCCTGTCGCTAAATGAATTTCTTTTAAGGCTTCATTCTTAACTCCTTTCAGTGCTTTCATCATTTCTAATCCTTTTTATAGTATTTTGTAACGTAGCCTTCACTGTTAAGAGGAAGACCCGCTGCCCAGTCTGGAGCCTGCGCCATCAGATTATTAATCGTCTCAATATCTGTATCAGAGGTCTCTACAATAGCCTCATCGTGAACATGGAAGACGACGGGGTAGCCCGCTTCTTCTAACCGTAAGAGCGCCTCTGCTAAGACATCTCTTGCAGTTGCCTGAACGATGTTTTCGACTAGCTTTCCGCCGTAAGTTTCCTGTCTTGTGAAGTAAGCTTTATCCCCTTGACCTTCGTAAACGATTTTATCGCCATAATCTCCAGCCTCGACAGTCGCCTTGGCATAAGCTAGATTGCGTCCGCTAGGCAGTTGGATGAAGAGAAAGCCTCTGCTGCGCTTGAATTTCAGTTTTCCCAGCTTAATGGTAGACCGGGTTTTCAGGGCTTTAATAGTGGCCCGCTGAACATCTTTCCAGAACTGCACGATGTTCGGATTGGCCCGTCGCCAGTTCTCGACTAACTCCGGCAATTCTTCTTCTGGTACTCCCATCTCAAGAGCTCCCATCTGTTTCAACGCCCCGGGACCACCTTGGTAGCCCAGAGCCAGCTCTGCGACTTTTCCCTTTTGACGCAGGTTCTTATCTACGTCCTCAATTGGTATGTGGAACATCTGGCTAGCTGACGCCTCGTAAATCTTCCCGTGGGTCGCAAAAACCTCTAACCGCCAGTTCTCTTTAGCATACCAAGCAATCACCCGCGCTTCAATCGCAGAGAAGTCAGACACATAGAAGTCTTTCTCCTCTCCTGCGACAAAAGCCGTACGGACCAACTGCTTCAAAATATCGTTCAGGCTATCATAGAGGATTTCAATCCCGTCAATATCTCGTTTTTTCACTAAATTTCTGGCGTCGTCTAAATCTCTCAAGTAGTTTCTAGCCAGATTCTGCACTTGTACTACCCGACCCGCCCAACGTCCAGTCCGACTCGCGCCGTAAAATTGTAGAAGTCCGTGAACCCGCCCATCAGAACACTCTGCCCGTTCCATTGCTTCGTACTTTTTCAAGCTAGACATGGAGGTTTGAAGCTTTAATTCTAAGACCCGCTTCACCTCTCCTGTTGCTACCTCAAGCTCTTTCTGTACATCCGCTTTGGTTAAGCCCTTAGCCTGATAGCCTCGTTCTTTCAGCCAACTTAGTAGCTGGTTTCGACTGTTCGGATTATCTAGCTGGGTGATTTTTTTTAGTTCACTTGCGAGAGCTGCCATTTTAGCGTCCTTACAGTAAAGCGCTGACTGCACGAGGTCGTTGTCTAAGCCGACTCCGCGGTCATTGATTCGTTGGTCAACTGCATAGTAATCCCACTCGCGCGGAGAGATAGACAGGACTGACAATTTATCTGCGATAGCCATTTCTACCGCAACGTCCTGTATGCAGTAGTCAATAAAGAGCTGCCATTTTTCAGGGTCATGCCTGGGTAGGTTTCTGGTGCGCCCACCGTTAGCCTTGGTCGGCTTACACGGCATAGAGAAGTATTTAATCAAATTTTTACCGACTGCGTCTTTTTTCTGCGCGAGGCTTAAGTATTCCGCGCAGCGCTCCAGACTAGCTGGGAGCCCTAACTCCTGCGCCAGCACCATCGTACAGCGCCACTGGCTAGGGTCTAGGTAGTAAGGAATACCAAGATAGCGGCTAAGGCAAACTCGCTCAAATTGCGCGTTAAAAGCATGTTTTTGAACATCAGGGTCAGCCAGTGCCTCTCTTAATTCCCTAGGCAGCCCTTGCTTCGTCAGGTCTAGGCACTGCACGGGTCCGCCGTCTAAAGAGAAAGCAAACAGCAGAACTTGAAAATCAGAAGCATTTGAATACTTATAAACACCGTCCTTGATGTCGTTCGATGAATAGGTTTCGATATCTATCGATAAATGACGCATGGCGCCTCCTCTCTAAAATGAAGAGGGGGAAAGCCCCTCTTAAATTAAGTCGTCATCTTCTTCGTCATCTTCCCACTCATCAAAGTCGGCATCAGCAGAAGAACGACCCCCCAGATAATCTCCTTGAGCAATGATTTGAACATTGTTCAGACCACAAGAGATTCCTTTATTTCCTGCTGTGTTATAAGCGTAAGCATTGAGTGACACACGCGCGTAGACACCGCTATAAACTTCGTCTTCTGAATCGACAGGATTCTTGTATTTGTCAATAATCTGCGGTTTAGATCTGCTAGACACAGACATAAAGTAGTGCCCTGCATATTCTGGATGTTCATCTGTATCTATTTCCTCGTCACCATCGCGTAGGGTAGTTTTTACTTTCTCCCACTTAACACCTTTAAGCTTGTCGTTTTTAGCTGCTTCAAATGCTGCTTTTTGCGCTTTCTTAATGCGGTTGATGGTTTCTTTATCTGTTTTCGGAATCAGGATAACTGTTGAATATTTCGCCTCCTGACCTTCAAAAGCTTTAGGCTCTAAAAGAGCTACGTAGCTAAGGCGTACCTTACCAGTAATAATTTTAGTTGTTGCTTGTGTTGTTACAGTCATGTTTATTCTCCTTCAAAATCTTTGATTGCTTGTTCTAAACTGTTCATCGCCGGGCGCTTGTCGCTTATTGGGACAAGTACCGGTTTTCCTTGTGGTTTATCAATGTATTCAGAAAGCAGTTCCGCAAAAATGGTCTTTCCTACTTTCTTTTCAAGAGCTCCCATAGCAAGCAGTTCTTGCGGCTTATAGATATCCTCAAAGCCATTTTCTTTTAAGACAGCGGCTGCGGCTTCTTTGTTTGTTAAAATGCGATTGCTTCGACCCTCGACTATCTTGTATCCCAGCACTTCTTTACCTGCCAGAGCCTGTTTTAGGGCGTCAGCCTCGACCTCATCTAACCACTTCCGAATCTCTGACGCATGGTCTAAAATGTCTTTTACATCTTCATCGTCCAAATAGGTCTTATCTATGTATTCGTCAACGACTTCCCAGTTAGCTACCGCCCGAGGAACTAGCTTAGCTGCAACAGGTGACCACTTCAAAACCTTATCACTAAGATTCCAGTCTCCCATCCCCGTATAGGCCTGCGCAGCTGCAGGAAGAACGACGTTATCCGCCCAGTAGAGCAGCTCTTCTACAAAGATTTCAACCGTGCTGACACTATCAAGTCGGGGCTGGACAATCGTCATGCGAATTTTGTCAAAATCATAGAGCAGGTCATAGGCTGCATAGGCTCCCAGAGCATAGAGCCCCATCTGCGGGTTCTGATGAGCAGAGACAGGCATACCTTTGCCATATTTTAGGTCGATGATTTCAATAACACCTTCTGACAAAATCACAACGTCAGAAGTTCCGAAGCCATTAGGCACCCAGTCACTGAAATCAACGCGTTTTTCAAGTTCAATGTCCGCATTCTCGTAGCTGTTAAAATGTTCCATGACAATATCTGTGTAGAGCTCTGTCATTTCCTCCATTTCTTCGTTATAAAAGTCTGCATTCTCTTTGAACTCTTTGAGTTTCTTATTAAACTCCCGTTTTTTAATTTTGCCGGATTTATATTGAAGCTTGATTTCAGAAAGTTCGTGGGCGTGGGTCCCTTCTCGTGTATATATTGTATCCCTGTTTGGATAGGCTGCTTCTAAGTGCGGCAGCATCGGGCAATAGAGCCAACGATGAGCGCTAGAAGCGGACAGCAGGGCGTGATCTCCTACAGGCATTAGAGTTCCTCCAGTTCAGCATAAAAAGCGTTGAAATGTTCTTTTTCGAGCGCAGTGACTTTGGCAGCACCATACTTTTTCAAAAGTGCCTTGATGCCTTTTGACTTGCCTTCTTGAATCTTGGATTTGACAAGAGCAGTAACGTCTTCTTGTGTTTTTGATTTTTCTACCACGGGCTCCTCTTTTACAGAGGTTTCTTTCTGCTTCTCAAAATTGTCAGGCTCTACTGAGAAAGTGTCATTCATCCTATGCTGGAACTCAAACATTTGATATTCAATCTCATGCCAGTCTACTCCTGTAAATTTAATTTCAATCATTTTTCTTCTCCTTTGTGTTATAATAAATGCATGATTTGTTTGACGGCTACTTCGTGGTCGTCTTTTTAATTGCAATCAAGCGCACCACCTCCCCCAAGTAAATCATTAAGTTCTTGTAAATCGTGACGAATATTCGCCATATAGTAGGTATTATTATGCACTCCTCGTTTAAATTTTGGATTATCTATCCAAACGCAATCACCATCTACCAGAACCTCAATGGTTGGGCTACCTATAATCTCTAACTCGTTTTCAAGGTAGGCTTTTGCATATTTTAGATATTTTCTCATTGCATTTCTCCTAATAATAATCGAATTTCTTTAGTTAGCCCGCGTAGGATTTCAGCGTCAAAAGTTCCTCTGACACGGTCTAGTAGGATTTCAGCTAATTCAAGTCGAATCTCATCTTTCACATCGCGCGCTACCACGCTAGGAAATTCAAACTCATCTAAGTAGATGACGCCTTTTTCTTTATCCTTGATAGCTAAGCCTTTCTTACAGTCTCGCCAGACATACTGTTTTACCAGCTCGTAGGGTAAGTCTAGATCCTTAGCTGCTACTTTTAAGCTTGCACCTGCTTTTTCTTTGAAATAGTTTCTCACTTGATCTAATTTAGTTACCATTATTCAACTCCTTATTTTTAATTATTAATATATAAACGACTTCGTGCTATGCTTTCTTGCCTCTGCCAATTTCCGCATCCGCTCTCTGCGGTCGTGCTCGATTGCACAGACTACGTACATAGCTTCAAGTTCTATGCGTTCATCTTCTCGCGCCTGTTGCTCTAATTGCCTGCGTTCCTTGCGCCGGTCTAGATGGTTGACAAATGCACCGGCTAAAAAGAACAGCGTGAACATGAAGACCGCTCCTAAAATTTCACTCATTTTATCCTCCCGGAAAGTTATCCTTTCCTGTTATTTTTTTATGCTGGTACTCATAATACATCTGATTAAACTTGTTAATCATCACATCTTGTCGCTGATTGACGTCCTTCTGCTCATTTGTCACACGCTCTAGCTCTGCTTGCAGGTCTTTGATTTGCGTCTGTTGCTTGCCATAGCCTGCTATCATTCCGATAGCAAGCAGGAACATGATAAAACTCACAAACACAAGCCATAGCTGCGTATTTGCTAGGCCGCGTTTTTGGACAGTATGCAGCGCTTCTAGATTCTCAACTCTATCTTTTAGGGTCATGCGTTGCCCTCCATCAGTTCCGGATTTTCATAGATGTTTCCAACAACTTCAAATTCACTCATAACAGCGTTCGGATACCCACCACCAAGATACAGATTGAAGCCTCTGTAAATTCTTACGCTTCCAAAATCCTCTTCAACTTCCTGCGTTCCAAATGTAACCACTTGTCGTCTCCAGCCGTTCATTACTGCCACATCACCCTCGAACACCTCCACGCCGTTCTTGTCGAATAAGCCGGTGGATTGCATGACAGTTGCATTTTCATCTTCAAGATAAAAGTTATAAGCGTACCCACACATGCATCTTGTCTTATTTTTTTCAAAAATAAGAGCTTTTACATTTAACATTTTATTGACATCTGGAAGCCAAACTCTAAATTTTGGTATCATCTTGCACCTCTTTCTCGAAATAAAATTTGCCATCAAATGGCTTTATTTCGACTATTCCATAATCAATAGCCAAACGAGCTATGAAAGGTTTTGCGACTCTCTCATGTATAGATTTCATCTGCTCTCTAAACTTTTCCAACGATAGCGTAGATTTGTAGAAATTACATTGCCTGCATGCAGGCATATAGTTATCAAAACTATCTTCTCCTCCTAAATAATGAGGGTGTAAATGATCCACTCTCAAAGTTGTTAAATCAAGCTTTTTGCCGCAATAGGCACAATGGCTATTGTACTTTGATAAAATTAATTCTCTAGTTTTTTTTGATATGGACTTTCGCTTCATCACTCCACCTCTTGCACTTCAACGCCTTCGCAGTCGAATACCCAGCCAAAGCCGGCGTCTTCCAGCTCTTTGCGAGTAAAACGTGAGCAAGCACCGTTATACATAAATTTAATTTCTTTTAGTTTTGTTCTGGCTAAATATTGCCCTGAAGCTTTTATCGACACTTCATACCGCTTCTCCTGCTCCACCTCGTAGCCGAATATCCAAGCTTGAGCGAATATTTCTTGATTGTTGTAATCATACATACCTTTGCCAAAAATCCATTCGCAAACCTTTTCTTCATTGTTACCGGCTTGATCCAAGGAAAGATATAATGTCCATCTTTTTTTCTTACAAGACTCAATCCACTCCGCTACCATCTGCGGGATTTTGACTTTCTCACGTTCAAGCATACCCTCAAATTTGCCCTGCTCGTATCCCTCGCGCCATTTTGCATGGCTAAAATCTAACTCAAACTCATCCATGATACCTTTTAGCCACACTTTCCTATCATGTTCTGGTAATTCACGAAGTCGTGCTAGTACGTTCCGCAGATAGAACGGTTTTTCGTTCGCGCGGTATGCGTCCGCTTCTTCAAACTGATAACTTTCTAGCTCTGCAATTGTCATATCTGGAAATTGCACGTTATAAGTTTCATTTCCTGAAGCATCTATATTAAAACCAATAATATTACCAATTGCTTTTACCTGTTTAATTTTATTCATCTCATCCTCTTTTTCTAAAAATTGTCGTTTTGTCGCCCTCAATCTTCATTGCTCCTTTTGGCACGACCGAAAACGTCACGTTGTCCCAATCTCGCGACAAGTTGTCTAATTCCAGCTTAACTTCTTCCACTGAACGCTTAACGAGTTTGTTTTTGTATTTTGTTCCCAATCTGTAATGGTCGCGCTCCCAGTTCATTATTAAGATTCTTTGTTCATAGTTTTGCATCGGTTATCCTCCTGTCTTCATCCAATTGCTGTGATACCAGTCAATGACTTCATCACGAGGGAATTTGTCACGTTTTCCCTCAATTCGTGGAAAGTCTTTATGACTATTGAAACGCTCGTCAAAAGTCTTAGTATCCTTTGTGCCAAGCAGCAGCATAGCACACTGCGACTTGTTCAGCTCCATAGGATAGACATTATTTTCAACTAGTACTCTTTGTTGAATTTTCAAAAATCTATCCTGTAAACCAGCTTCAAACTGATCTAACAGTTGATTTAAAATCTCATCCATGATATAATTACCTCATTAATGTTTGTTTTGAGCCTGATTGCCGTCAGGCTTTTTTTTGATAAAATCTGATAGTTCTCCTGTATCTTTTGCTTTGCAAGGTAGGCCGTTTACTGATCTAAACACAATTTCTGATACAGTTTTGTATCCTAGCTTATCCCATGCTTCATCGAAAGTCTTAGCGCTTTTGCGAAACCTATTAGTGTATTCAGCTAGTACGTTGGCAAGAATAATCCATGCTATTCTTTGACCGTACAGTGAGATAAAAAAATCTTCTGCTTTGTCTTTACATCTTCTATATTCCTGAATGCGCTCTTGCTGCTCTGGGGTAAAATCATCCGGAAATGCTCGAAATATCTTTTTCATATCACTACACCTCATCTTGTTCAATTTTTGGCAAGATGCCTTTTTTATTTTTAAGCAAATCATAAATAAACAAGCGACCTTTCTGTGTCCAGTATGTATGCATTTTGCTGCGCTCTGCATCAATCGTATGTGTCTTAGATTGTGTGTAACCTTTGCTAGCATATTTTTGATAAAGTAACCATGTGCTGCCTTGTTTAAATTGAACTTTCAACTCATGCAGCAAGTCGTTCAGCTTTCTAGCACTCATGCCGTAATCTTTAGCAATGACTGAAATAGCCACTAGTGATTCACTCTGTAAAATCAAATCATAGTATGTTGCCTTTGGCTGCAATTCTTGAATAATTTGATTCTTCTGTGCGATTTCTTCCTGAGCTTGCAAGCGTAGCTGTCGTTCTTCTTTCAACTTCTGAAGTGCTGCGATTGCCATATCTGGGTTGTCTAGTAGGTCGTCAATAGCGTACAAACCATGTTTACGGATCGATTTCAAGATTTCTTTTACTTTTTTCTTGAATTCTTTTGCCAATGGTTTGCGAGACTGCATAAGAACTTCATAGAGACCGTTCTCTGTTAAGAACCATACTTCCCTATTTTGACCTGAGGTAAAGATTGTTTCCCTCAGCTTTTCGTCTTCATCGACTGTATCAATCATAATTGATGACTTACTATGTCCAATCCACTCTGCCACATCTTTTGCGAGAAAAAGCGGTTCATCTGCTGTACCATACACAGTGAAGTGTTTACCGAGAACTTCCTGCTCGTTAATAATTTGTAATTCCATATGATACCTTTCTATCGAATTTTAAAATCTTCAATCACACGAGCTACAAAACGATGCGCTTGTGGATTTTTTAATTTACCATTCAAGATATTAGTTACATCTTGACGAGCCATGTTATATTGAACGGCTAAAGTTGCCATTGTCAGATTATTCTCTTTTAGATAATCCAAGACTTTTTGACGACCATTGTCCATGTTTTGCATACATTATCCTCCTTTCTTTGTAAGTAATATTAGGGATTATTTTTTACAGAAAATGCTATCTGCTCTAGCTTTTAGCAAATAATACCTTTACAAAATTTCTTACTTTTCGTTAATAAAGGTTACCTTTATTAACGAAAGGAGCTGATGCAAATTGGCAGAATTTTTGAAAGGTACTGTGTCTCAGTAGAATTTGGATTCATTTTGTAGGTTACCTTTTGCCTACCGTACCTGACTAGCAGGGTTCAATAGGAGAGTTAGCTTTTTCAAGGCGTCCTGGCCGGACGACCACAGGATTGCAAACTGGCTGCCATTTCTAAAATGGCGAAAAAGCTAGTCTTCCAAATCGAGAATCAAAGTCTATTTCAACTACAGTGCTGGGGACGATACCAGCGAAGTGTTGTCGGTTACTGCTATTAGCTTGAGCAGAATAATTTCCGTAGCGTACTCTAGATAGCAGCTAGAGTGCGTTTTTGTTTTGTAAGTTAAAGAGTTAGTAAATTATTTCATAAAATCCTTGACACATTTTAGCAGATACGCTAAAATGAAAGCATAATTAAAAAACTTGATAAAACATCATATCTATCAATTTTCTTGCTCGCCAAAGCTATTTTTAGATAAGTTTTAACTGTGTTTTTTACTAACTCTTTAACTTACAAAAACTATTTTAGCGTAAACGCAAAATAAAGTCAACTATTTTTTGCGTATTTTGTAAAATAGTTTTTGTCATGTCTTAGAAAGGCTGATAAATCAATGTTTTCTACATTTGAAATCGTAAAGGATTTATGCGAAAAACAAGGAATTTCGCTAAATACCTTGGAAGAAAAACTAGAATTAGGCAAAAATTCTTTGTATGGATTAAAAAGAAATCAACCTTCTGCTGAAAGATTGCAACAAATTGCCGACTACTTCCATGTATCCACTGACTATCTACTGGGTCGGACAGATAACCCAGCTATAGCCAGTGATTCAGATGAAACTTTTAGTGTCAAAGGTCGAGCCATTGCTCGAAAGTATGACAGTTCTAGTCCTGAAAAACAAAAATACTACGATAAAATTATCGCAGCTATGTTCGAAGATGATGAGGAGGATGATTAAGTGGAAATTCCCTCTTCTCCACGTTATAAATTCGCCACACAAATGGCTCTTACTACTTTTACTTACTTTAATGTTTTAAATTTTCCTGTTGATATAAAGACGCTAATAAAGTCCGAAGGGATAAAACTCAAAAAATACTCTACAGTAGCAAAGAAGGTTGGTATTACAGTAGAAGAGGTTTGTAAAGAATACCAAACAAATTTAGCTTATATTTTTCGAGATAGTGCCGGAAACTATGCAATAGCTTATAACGATACTAAGCCTGAGTACTTGATTAGATTTAGCTTAGCACATGAGCTGGGTCATTATGTATTATTACACCTAGAAGATTTCGACGAAACTGTACTTCGCTATAGAGGGAGCAACCTCACTGAAGAAAAATACAGTGTTCTCGAAAGGGAGGCTAACTGTTTTGCTAGAAATCTAATCTCGCCCGCTCCTATTGCTGATCTTATTCCGCAAGAAGTATACCAAGAATATTTCGGAATCGGGTTCGAGGCCGAACAGACGCGGATAGGACGTTTAAGTTCCGACAAATACTACACTAAATTATTGAGCAATGACATTGATAAAAAACATTTTTCACGTCTTAGACATAAATTGTCATATGCCCATCAATGCAGTACTTGCAACGCCATATTTTCAAAAAAATCTGTTAGATATTGCCCCTTCTGTGGGGCCGCCGCGCCGATAAAATTATCAGTTCAGGAAGCAGTACACATAAAAACAAAAGGAGATTATATGAAATACTCATCCATAGAATTAGATGAAAATAACTTTCCCACCAAATGTCCCCGGTGTGAAAACGAAGATATTGATAGTTCTGATAAGTTCTGTTCTATATGTGCAGCCTATCTTAGAAATATATGTATAGGATCCGGACCTTTTGATGAAAGTCCTTTCTCCCCGTACCCTACGTTTGAGCTTTACAAGGAAACGCAAGGTTGTGGGAAAGCTTTGCCCGGCTTTGCTAGATACTGTCCTGATTGCGGCGGTCTTAGTTCTTATTTTAACCAGGAATTACTAAGCTTCTGGCAGAGTGAGAAAGAAGGACAGGAATTACTATAACCCAAAGGAGAAAAAACATTATGAAAAAACTACTATTTACTACTTCTATCATGCTACTTTCTGCAACGATTCTTATCGCTTGTTCAAATGGTCGAACAGATAATGCATCGTCTGGAGCTACATCTGAAAAAGTCACGCAATCCAGTTCAAAATCTGTTAAAAAGAAAACCGCTACTAGCATTGACGATTTTAAACAAAAACTTAAAACAAATGGATTTACTATCGAGCGCGAGCAAGAGAAATCAGCTTCTTTAGTACAAGCAAAAGAAGGAAAAGGGTTTGTTTTATCAGATGGAAGTTCAGTTGAAGTATATCAATATGATTCTGATAATGACTATTTTAAAAAAATACAAAAAGAAAAAACGCTCCTTGGACAACCAGTCAATATTTATGGTAATTTTGTTGTGATGATCGTTAATCCTACAGAGTCAAAAGATAAAATAATTGAGAGCTTTAATAGTTTTAGCTAAAGAAGCAATTGAAAACGCCCAACGCATTATTGGAGCATTAGATGTTATCTTACATAACTTATAACAAGAAAGTTTCACAATACAAAGAAAAAGACGGCCTAAGACTCGTCTCTATCAATGACAAATATGACGATAAGTTTGCCAAGTGGGAAGAAGAACCACGCATTATCGGAAAAGTAGTTGGTAATTTTATGCCGGTGGAGAGATAATTATTGACAAAATACTCTTTTTGTCAATAATAAAGTGCAAAATTAAAATAATTATTGACAAAATGATGTTTTTGTCAATAATGAAAAAATAAAGCAGAGTTAGAAGAATATGAAGATAAAAAGAATTTTAACTATCTCAATTTTATGGAAAAATACAATTTAAAAACCATAGCTGATGAAGTTATGGTCAAAGAGGAATTTTATAATTTAGCAAATATTATTTAAGGGGATACTATGAAAAAAGAAAAAAATTCTAAACCTTTCTATAAAAGAATCTGGTTTTGGGTACTAATAGCTCTCATAGCAATCGGTGGAATAAATAGCCTTACTAAGAAACCCTCTAATAAAATGGATAAAGAAAAAGCGGAAGCTCTCAAATTGGCTAAAGAACTTGTTGCAAGTAAAGCATCATTCTCTGAGAAAACTCTCTACTGGTACCTAACCTCCACTAAAGATCACTCCTTTTCTAAATCTGCTGCTACATATGCAGTAAAGAATGTTGGAGATGTTTGGGTTGATGAAGCTTTAGATATAGCTAAAGAAGAAAAAGAAAAAGGCAAAAGCAATCAGGAAATAATCGAAAGTTTGACTGATGATGTAGCTCGATTTACTAAGGAACAGGCTTTAAAAGCTGTTGAAAAGTTGAATAAATAAAAAATCCCCACGCTGCCGACCAAAGCAAAGCGTGAGGATTGACTCTGTATAGTAATCAGGCATTAAAAAGCCCTTTTTACTTACTCATTTTATCAAAAAGTGAGGTAAAATACAATATGGCATCAATTAGAAAAAGAGGAAAATACTTTGAATACCGTGTCGTCTATCATGATAGCTTAGGAGAAAGACATGAAGCTTCATGTGGTGGCTTTAAGACGAAGGCACAAGCGAGAGCCGCAGGGCAAAAAAGAGAAGTTGAGTTGCGTAATTCGCCAATGTCTAATAATGAAGTCACCATGCTTGATTATTATAAGGCATGGGCACAACTTTATAAAAAGCCTTACATCAAAAAGAAAACTTGGAACTCTTATAAACAAACAGAAAATCACATCATTAAGTATTTTGGGCAAATCAAACTGAAAGACATGACACCAGTCAGATATCAAGAGTTTTTAAATAAATTTGGTTCAAAATATGCTCAAGATACGATTGAACGGACGCACTACCATATAAAATCAGCTGTTAAAATTGCTGTTCGCGATCAACTTATTCCATCGAATTTCACAGAAGGAGCGGTTGTTAAATCACAAAAAGAAAAAAAGCCAGAAGCTGAAAGCTATCTTGAAGAAGATGAGTATTTCTATGTCATTTCAAAGACTCAAGAAAATCCACAATATATTTCACATATGACTCTCTATATTCTGGCTATTAGTGGAATGAGATTCGCTGAAGCTATGGGTCTAACTTGGGATGACATTGATTTTAAAAACCAAGTTTTCAGAGTTGAAAATACATGGGACTACTCTGACACAGAAGATTTTTCAGAAACTAAGAACGAACAATCTATTAGAGAAATCCCCTTTAATGATAATGTAGCAAAAGTTTTGAAGAATTATAAGGAAAATTATTGGCGAGAAAATAAACAAGGTCGGGTGCTTTTTGGAGCGTCAAATAGAGCCACTAACACAGCTCTTAAGAGGATGGTTAAAAGAGAAGTCCACCCGCATACTTTGAGACACACATACGCCTCCTATCTCATTTTTAAGGAGGTACCAGTTGCCAGTATCTCAAAACTGTTGGGACACAAATCAATATTAGTAACACTCAAGGTTTATGCCCACCAGTTTGAAAAAATGAAAGAAAAACATCATTCAGAAGTTAGAAATATTTTGTCAGAAATTCATTAGTCAGTGGGCAAATGGTGGGCAAACACTCCCAAACCATTGATATATCAATGGTTTCAAATCCGTCTACCGCCTTTCAATACCTGAC